GAAACAAACAGTCAGTATGTAGGACCAAAGTTTTTTATGAGTCAAACAAAAGAGAGACAGCCTGTTGCTCTTTGTGTTTTAAATGTTGTTTCTGTAAACCAACAATTTCATTTAAGAATGGAAAAGAAAACAGGCAATTATCAACTAGGTGATTCGCGAGAGATGGAAGCTCTCAGCGTAAATGTTTATAAATTTTAAAGGATTAAAAAATGTATTTAAAAGTATATTGTTCAAGTGATATTAAAACAGGTGACGTTCTTCATTACAACACAACTTCTCAAGTTTGGGAAAGAGCAACGGGCATAGATCATCCTTTGTGTGTAGCAAGTGAAGACGCTGTTTTAAGAAATGTTGACACAAATGATTATGCAGTCAAAGGCATCTTTGCAGGTCCTGTACTTGCAAAAGCGTCACGCTCTATTCCCGTTCAAGGTGGTGAATTACAAGTAGAGAACGGGGCGGTCTTTGTTGATAATAGTGCTAACGGCAGCGGCATCATTTGTCCTCAATTCATTGACAACACAGACCCAAGAAACGCAGGTGACTTGATTCAAGTGGTGATTCGATAATGTTCAACATCAAACTTGATTTAGAGAATGCTGATAAGCTTTTGCAATCACCACTTGCAATTGCTGCTTTCTGTATTGCTCTATGTTTCATTTCCATTTTGATTGGCATGTCACATGGATCAACATCAAAGAAAGAAGTGTGTAGTGAAGAACTTGAACTGGTCATTGTTCAAAGCAATCAGATTAAAGCACTCGAATCAAAGCATGCATCTTGTGTTGCTGATGGTGAAACGTCTTGCATTGAACGTGAACAAAGGTTGTGTAGAGTTGATAAGGAAGCAATCAAGTTGAACTGCAATGATTTGATTGATCGCATTATGAAGGATTTAAAGAAATGATCTTCAACATTCTTATACCTGCAATTTTACAACTTGGATTTGCAACCATCACTTTAGATGATGGCCATCAAGTTCATTCTAAGTTTGTTCCATCAGGAACCATTTCACCAGCATCAGGCTTCATTGTTTCCGTTGGTGATATGGCAGATATTCAAAGTGCATTGCATGGAAACAGTTGCTTGATTCGAGTCAGTGAAATCAAGACACGCTTTGAACAAGAAGTCAAAGACAGAGTAGAACGTTGTGAGTCACGCATAAGCATATTTCAAAAGTCTCTTGACGAATCTAAACAATTAAACAATCATCTTAAACAGAAGCTTGAACAAGAAGAGGTCTATTCAAATCGACTCCTGATTGTTTCAAGTGCGGTGGTTGGTGTGCTTGCTACATCAACTTTGTATTTCAGTTTAAGGTGAGGAATTAATGCAAAATAAAATAATGGGTGAAGTGGTCTTTGCTTCACAATATGCAAGACAGACAGACACAGGCCGTGAATCATGGATTGATGCAGTTGATCGTGTGGTTGATATGCACATTGATAAATATCCACATTTGGCAAAAGAGATTGTTGAAGCGTTTCAACTTGTCAAAGAACAGCGTGTTGTACCAAGTCAAAGATCCATGCAATTTGGCGGTAAAGCTATTCAACAAAGAAACATGAGAATCTACAACTGTACTTTCTCACCAGTTGACAGACCACGGTTTTTCAGTGAGATGTTTTGGTTGCTTTTATGTGGATCAGGTACAGGGTTCAGTGTCAAAGAAAGAAACATCAAGAGACTACCTCGAATCGTGGGTGTTGAAAAACATGCAAGACGTAAATCATTAACACATGTTGTTCAAGACTCCATCGAAGGATGGAGTGAAGCACTTCAAGCATTGCTTGATTCATACTTTCATGTTGATTACTTTGAACACGCAATTGACCATGAAGTGTTTTTTGATTACTCGCAAGTAAGGCCACGGGGTGCACCTATTTCATCAGGTGGAATTGCACCAGGGCATGAACCACTTGAAGCATGTTTAAATGAAATCAGACACATCTTAGTTTCAAGACTAGGTAAACGTCTAAGGTCAATTGATGTGTTTGACATGTGTATGTCTTTATCAGCTGCTGTACTTTCAGGAGGTGTCAGAAGATCTGCATCAATCTGTTTGTTTGATAAAGATGATGAGTTGATGTTGAATGCAAAGGTAGGTGAGTGGTATATCACACATCCTAATCGAGCATATGCAAACATCAGTTCAAACATCATCACAGATGGAACAGAAAAGAAATCAGATGTTGAAAAGGCCGTTGATCTAAACAGCAACTTTGGTGAACCTGGTGTGTTCTTTTCCAATGCTCCTGACTTTGGAACGAATCCATGTTGTGAAATTGGCTTATGGCCTTATTGGGTTCAATCACCAGCGGGTGAAACTGTCTACAAGGTTCCACTCTCAATGAGTAGGAATAAAGAACAGCTTGAAAAAACAGGGTGGAAATTCAGAAGTGGATGGAGTGTGTGCAATCTTACTGAGATTAACATGCAAGAGAACAAGACTTTTGAAAAGTTCATGGAATCATGCAGGGCAGCTGCATTCATTGGAACACTTCAAGCGGGCTATACAAACACGGGGTATCTTGGTCTTGTATCAAAGAAGATCATTGAGCAAGAAGCATTGATAGGTGTTTCCTTGACAGGTATGTATTCTAATTTCAGTGTTTCTTTCTCACCAAAGATTCTTGAAGCGGGTGCAAAAGCTGTGGTTGAAGAGAACATGCGAGTTGCTCAAATGATTGGAATCAACTATGCATCAAGAACAACATGCATCAAACCAAGTGGGAATACATCCACGCTACTTGGTACAAGTGCAGGCATCCATCCATTTCATGCAAAGCGTTGGATCAGAACCATACGTTTAAGCAAGATCAATCCTGTGTGGAAAGAAATCAAGGAACATCTACCATCCTGCATCATTGATCAAGAAGGTGATACAGGCATTGTTCAATTCGCTTGCGAGGTTCCTGATGTTAATTCATGGATCAGAGATGAAGTGAATGCACAATACCATATCGAGCAAGTCAACTTAGTTCAAAAGCATTGGGTATTACCTGGTAGTGCAAACAGTAGAGTTGAAGGTTTAACACATAACGTTTCAAACACTTGCACAATCAAGGCACATGAATGGTTGTTTGTTGCTGATTGGCTTTGGAAGATTAGACACACAGTCAAGGGCGTTGCAATGATGCCTGATGCTGGTGACTATATATATGAGAATGCACCATACCAAACAGTATTAGACAATTCATTGAGTGAAGCAAAGTGGAAAATGTTAGCAAAGGTTGACTGGTCTGTGATTGACTTTACTAAAATCTATGGTGGAAATGATGCACACTTAACAGGTGCATGTGATGGTCAGAAATGCGAAATGCCTTTACTCAAACAAGGGTAGTGTTTGCATGATGTCATCATACATGGCTTGATTAAATAAGTTCTCATCTTTGGTGATGGTGTCAAGGATGTCTTCTTGTGTCTCTTCACTGATCAAGTCTTTAGATAAAAGCTTCTGAGTGAAGTGTGCAAGTTCACTAAACCAAGGTGAACAAGTCCACTTGATTACATTCACGCAATATCCAAGCAAGTCATCATCACGGTTCTTGCTATAACAAGTACCATAAAACGCATCAAACATGGCAGCCAATGAATCAGAGTCAACATCCTTAAGACCTTCTCTTGTGAATCCTGCTAAGCGTCCATTCTTTAAGATCACTCGCAATGGTGAGAACATAATAGGATAAAAGAAACGCCTAAAGTGAAACTCATCCATTTCAGTTGGTGAAGTGCCATCTGAATAATTAGAAAGGGCCTGCAAAGAATCATCAACATCAATACCCTCATCTGTCAATTCTTGCAGTACAGTGCTGATATTTGTGAAGTCTCTTAGGTGAAACTTAGGATCTTGAGGTGATACATGAACCACTTTATGTGCAGGTTGTGGTGCAGGTTGTGGTGCAGGTGGTTGACTTACTTTAGACTTTTTTTTTAAGTCGTATGGAATACGTTCACCATTGGATGCATAAGCAATGCGTTCAACTTCATCAGCATCATCAAGGATTTGTTCAGCAAGTTCATCAGGACTGTTGGCAGTTCCAACTACATCAGGAAAGACCACACGGCACAATGCTGTAGCAGCTCGCTTTCCACACATCACCAAAGGCATCTGTTTCCATGTTTTATTGTTATCATTGCCACGCATTCTGCAATCATACATTGTGAAAGTCCATTCATGAACAGGTGCGTCAATTCCATATTCCTTGGCAAAGTCTAGTTCATCAGTACGCATTGCAGTGTATCGAATGCCAACAGTATGAGGATTGACGTTACCTTGATCGTCATATTCTGGTGTCAATGCTTCTGCCTTCATCATTGCACAGATCTTCTTGCCTGTGGTTGGATCCACAAAGCCGCGCACAATTCCAACCATGGCATCAGCATTCAATGCAGGCTTGCCATGTATACAATATGTTTGAGACATACAAGCAAGTGCATTGTAGTTGAAGAGGTGACCAAAGGTCAGAAAGCATTTGATGTTGTCATCATAATCACGTTGGCTGGTTGAATTGTTCTTGATGATTTCGTCATGTTGTGGATTAAGCATATTGTTCTCCTTTTATATGCGTCTTAATTATTGATTAGATAAAATAAGTGAAGTGGTTTTAAGTGTAGAGGTTGAAGGGGCCTTGACTACAGAATGATTGCCACGGCGTTCTTTACAGTTCTCTTGAAATTGCAAGACCAGACTTGATGCAAAGATGATCAAGATTAAGATTGCAAATAGTTCAATGCGTTGGGTTTGCTTTAAGCGTTGATTGTAATTCATTTTAATATCCAAAGTCAGTTAAGTCATAAGTGTTCGATGTAAGTTTGTTGAGTGATTCACAAAGCTTAGTTGCGACTCTGTAAGACATTGGCAGCTTACCATTAAGTATTCTAGTCAGATGCTCATATGAACAATCCATGTCTTTTGCAAGTGTACGCATTGACATATAGTTTTTAGTTAAGTCATTAGTGATTTGATGCTTCATGTGTTTCATTAAATCTCTCCTTTATATGTTAATAAGTCTTCTCTGTTTACTAAATGAACAGAATATACTGTTCCTTGTTCGTCTTCTGATCTGCACGCAATAAATCCGTTTTCACGAGCTGTTTTTGCTTGATAGCCTTGAACGTACCAGGAAAGCTCTCCAATTAATTCGTAACCATATTCTTCAATAGAAGAGTCGTTCTCTTCTAAAGCTTCTTGAATCAAGTCGCTTATGTCTTCGCTCTCTGTTATCAAGTCAAAGATTTGATCATCGTCTAATGTAAGATCAAAAAGACAGTTTGTAATATGCTTTGCTTCTTCAATAATTTCTTGAGTAGGTTCAAGATCATAGTAGTCAATGACCTGATCTTCGTTAATCTCTAAAGTATACAAATGAACTTCCTTACTCATTGTCATTGTGTAAATGTCAGTAGAGAAAAAAAGAGCGCCTTCAAAGTATTCATGATTTGAATTGATAGTCTCAATGATTGATGGGCTTGTATGATTTAAGATGAAAGACATATTAGATTCCTTTTCGTTGATGTATTGTTTGTACATTTATTTATTCACTATGTCAAATATAAATTGATAAAAAAAGCAAATAAAGTTTGACATGGTTGTCAAATGAACATAAAACTTAGATTCATCTTATATAAAGGAGAACACATGAAGGAATATGAGGTAAGACAATTAATCCTTAAGTCTGAATTGAAGGCAATGGAAAAGGTCGTTATGTTTGCAATCTTAATGCGTGTGGACTGGTCAACATTCAGTGGTCAAGTCAGTGCAAGTCTGCTAGTTGAATCAACAGGTGGAACATTACCCACTATAAAGCGAACACTTTCACAGCTAGTCAAGAAAGGGTGGATCACTCGAACATCAAGATACATTGAACGCACTAAATCAACCGCCGCTTTTACAACTATCCAACTTGATAAAGTGGGTATCAAGAATGATACCGTATCAAATATGAACCGTATCAAACTTGATACCCCCACAGTATCAAACTTGATACCCCCCCGTATCAAATCTGATACCCCTAGCAGTATCAAACTTGATACCCATACAGTTAGTAACAATATTAATTCAGTTAATAACAATATAGAAGAAACTGAAACACTTGATGAAAAGGAAGTGGATCAAAATTGCATTGAGGGGGAAAGTGAATTTTGGATTTACCCTTCATCCATAGAAGACGCAGTTACTAGAAGAAGAACAGAAGAGTATATTCAAGCACATCCAAATATGACATATTCAGACAAGCAAAGATTACTCTATCCACAACTAAGCAAGCCTATGTGGTCCACAAACAACTAAATGAAATCATGCAAAGGAGAACACATGAAATCAATTAAGCAAGCAATCAAAGACTTTGACCTAGATCATTGGGCACGTTCATTGAGAGTCAACAGCATCAAAACAAATGTATCAAAGCCCAACATCATTCACCATCGTCACCTCGAACAAGCAAACTTACTTACTAAAGAAGTCATTGCAGGTGTCCCACAAATCAAAGTTAATCTCTTAAACTCTTGTGAATACAATGGGTGTACTGCATCACATTCAGGTATACACACAAGACAAGAAACCAAGATCCTTGATGATGTTAAACCATATGAACCTGTGATGATTGAAGATGATCAAGGCAAGAAAACAGAAGATGTTTCAAAACGTCCTGATGATCTAATCATTGATGATGATGGTTTATGGGTACCAGTTCAACACAGGTATACCTTTGGTATTCCATGCAAGTTCTGTGGATTGATCAACAAACATCTACTTGATTTTAAAAACAGTGGTTTAACATCTGATGCTATTGGCAAGCATGTTGACAACTATGACTTCGAAGAAGGTCTTAAACAATTGTCTCTTGACTTTGTTCAAGGCAAGCACCAAGGCGGTCTGATTTATGGAAACACAGGAAATGGAAAGACACACTTGCTTTGTGCCATTGCTCGTGAATTGATCTTTGCAGGTAAGAAGGTCAGATACGTTTCACATCAACAGCTGCTAGAGAACATCAAGAAATCCTTTGATAAGAATAGTGATGTTAGTGATCCAAGGTATTCATGGCTTGATGGTGTTCAAGTAGTCCTGTTTGATGAACTTGGATTCTTTAGACAGAATGAGTGGAGTCGTCAAACAACTAATGAACTAATCCATGCAATCCATGCAGCAGGCGTTCAAGTGCTGTTTGCTTCCAATCTCACACCACGCCAAATGAAACAACAGTTCTTGGATATAAGATCAATCAGTCGAATCAGTGGCATGTGTCAAGACTTCAAGTTTGAAATGAAGGGTGAAGACAGACGAGCATCTGATGATTTTTGGAAATAAAAAAAACAGCATGTGGAAAAGGGAGAACACCACACGCTGCTTTTCTTTTACTTGAAACCCAATTATCAGCAAGGCACACTAACAAAAGGATCTTCAATATTTATCATATTAAAACTGTGTACACAATGACATTGTTTGAATGTAGATAATCAGAACCCCTTTTATCATATGCACTGTTAATTGGGTAATGCACATCCAACAGACCTGCATGGTGTATCAATCGAGCACATACTAAACAAGGGGCCGTTGTAATATAGATTGAACAATTCAATACACTGATGCCTTTTCTCAATGCATTCATAAGTGCATTTGCTTCTGCATGATGACAACCAAGTTCAATATGTGTTCCTGATTTAATCTTGTTCTTTGTTCTTTCACATTCATCCACATTACATAGTTTACCTGGTGCACCTCGTGGAGGTCCATTGAAACCCATTGCAACAGGATTGTTTGATTGATCTACAATCACAGCACCAACTTTACCCCTTGGGCATGGTGATTGATCAGAAATCAATAGAGCATGTTGAATCCAATGCTTTGACCAGTTCATGAATTGAATCCACAGATCTTCATAAGTCTCTTCATATCTTCATCCTCATTCAACAGATTAACAATAGTCCATGCATATTCAGCAATTTCTTTTTGTGCATGTGGATCTGTTCTTTGTTTTAAGAAATGAATCAACGCTTGAAATGAACAAGTCCAATAGCATTCAGACATTAAGGAAGTGGGTAAGATCATTCTTGCTTGTTCTTTACATAGTCCAATTGTCAACAGGTGTTTATATGTATCAAACAAGCTATCAATTGTATTCTGATAAATAGTGGAACAATCAGATTGTGTTTCATCATCCAACTCTTGACCGCTTCCTTGCTTCACTGACTTGTCTGGTTTAGATCTCCACTTTTGAGGATGATAAAATGAATGCTCGAACTCAACATACCTGCCACTAATTTCATTCCAACTGCAACCAACTTGATGTTTCATCCACTGTCTTAAGATGAATATGGGTGCTCTAATATGGAAAGTGAAATGTATATGTCGAAAGGGTGAAGTGTGTTTATGGGTCCACAGATATTGAATCAACTTCCAATCTTTATCATTCATTGATTCAATCTGTTTACCAAAACTTATTCTTGCAGCATTCACAATATCAAGTGTGCTACCTGACTGTTTTACAAGCTTGACATTCATGGACTCTTTAAACTCACTTGCACTTGATGATCTTGCATTGTCTCAACTTTAGCAACACGTTCACGCATCTTATTAAATTCAGTCCATATTTCAATACGGCCTTCTCTACATGTCTTATGTTGGGCTTCAAGATTCAATTGTATTTGCGTCAATGCTTCTTGAAGTCTTTCAATTTGTTCCATGGTTTTACCCAAGGTTCGAGCTGCATAAAAGATCAAAGATCCAACGGTTCCAAGTAGTCCAACAATATGCCAAATAGAATCAAAGTTAATGTTCATTTCATACCTCGTTTTAATACAGATGAATCTTCATATAATACTTGATGTTTGCTTGACTTCAATTTCTTTTATAGTAGTATACATATATACATATATAGATAGGAAGGTGATATGTATATGAAATCCATAATGTTGAACGTACCCTTGATCATGTCAGACGCACTTGATGAAATTGCAAAACGTGAGAATAAACCACGGTCTTATGTAATGCGTGAAATGCTTGACCAGGGAATTAAAGAAAGACAAAAGAAAGGCAAGGCACATGAGTCTAAATAAAATCCACATCATTGGGCGTGTTGGTAAGGATCCTGAAAGCATCAACACAAAGTCTGGTGATGTAATGACAAAGTTCAGTGTGGCAGTATCAGATAAGTACAATGGTGAAGAGCGGACCCAATGGTTCAACTGCAAAGCATTCAAGTATTCTGCAACTTACATCTTGAACAATGTGCAAAAAGGCACACAGGTCTATATCGAAGGATCAATGCAATCTAACAAATATGAAGATAAAACATATTGGGATTTGATCACCAACAAGGTCTTAGTCTTGGATGGTAGAAAGGCACAAGATGATAGCGGTAAAGGATATTGATATGGAAAGAATCACTGACTTAGAACTACAAATCAAGTCCATTGATCTTGCTCTTGAAGTATCAAAGACATTGATGCGTGATAATCAAACAGCTTATGAAGCGACTCAAAAAGTAGCTATTCGTGAGATACACAGAATACAATCTGAAATTGATGCAATCGTTGAAGCTGATCCAACTATTGATGATGAAGGTGAATCAGATGGATAAGAATGACCTCGAACAATTAGCAGCTCGTGAATCAACTGTTATTAATAAAGATAAGAGTAAACTATCACGCGCGTGTAAGTACACTGAAATCAGAGCACACAATCTTTGCACTCATATCTCAAAGGGCAATACATTCAGAGCGTCTGCAAAAGCAGAAGGCATAAGTGAAGCGACCTTTCACAGATGGAGAAAAGAACATCCTGACTTTGGTGAAATGGTTGAACAGGCACTTGGTGTCAGTGAAGCAAGACTAGTGAACAAGATTGCAGAAACAGAAGATTGGCGGGCGGCTGCTTGGATACTCGAACGGCGGTTCCCAGATTCATGGACTAAGAGAGAACAGATTGACATGAACGTTTCACGGTCAGAAGGTCTTGATGAAATCAAAGCAATGATCAAACAGACTGATCATCTATTAAATGTACAAAGGAAAGAAGGCAGCAATGAAGAAGATAATAAATAGTCTAGTATCATGGATCTGCCTTGTATTATTTCACAAGTAGTCAAAGGCTATTGTTCATCATGGACAACCTTGTACTCATCGTTTAGATTTCTTAAAAAAGCTGATTGATCAAGTCAATGATACTGAGTTGAATAAAGCATTGGATCATGAATTTGAATTGCTTCAAGATCAGATCAGTATGAACGTTCTGACATTTATTGATGGCATTGTACACACATTGCTTGAAGAGTATGAACCATGTGATGAACGCACTAAACATTTAAAGGCATTGTTTGAAGGGTATCAATCTTATTATTCGTTTCCAAATAGAGAGATTGCACTAGATGACTTTGAAGAAGGACATGGAATAATTAAGGAGCTGCACGATGGTTGAAAGAAAGCAGGTGTTGAAAAGTAAGGTGTTTGATTATTGGATGAATACAGACAAAGGACAAAAGAGAGTAATTTCAATCATCCAAAAAACTGGTGTATCCCCTTCTTTCATTTGTGCAGATCAGGACTTTCCTGAATGCTTTGCATGTGCATCACCAATGCAGTCTTTCTCTACTCGTAAAGATGGAATGAAGTATTGGCGTGACTTATGGAATAAAACAAAACTAGAGGTTGCCCATATCATTCCACATTCAAGAGGGGGTGAATCAATACCATCTAACTTAGTTCTTTTATGTAGAGATTGTCATAGAGACAACCCTGACAGTTTAAATGAAACGTTCTTCTGGAGGTGGTTATGCAATAGACCTAGTTGGACAACTAGAAGACTTCAAGCATTGCAAGAGGTTCCTTTAAGTAAAGATCAAATGAACAACTTGATGCAGGCACTTGGTTCAATTGAAGGCATTGAAGAACGACTTAAAGAAATAGGTAATCTGGTTGAAGAATCATGGACTGCTGTTGATCCTGTTTTAGTTCAAGGTAAATATTCAGCGGGGTCAATAGCTGAAATGATTCACTACATGGCAGACAACTTAATTAAACAAACTTAATTCATGCAAAGGAGAACACATGAATACAGAACAAACATCAATCAACTTATATGACAATACATACATTGACAACGTTGGGTTGCCTGCATATCCATGGCGAGTGTCAGCAGGACACAAGTTTGAAGCAATGGGTTCAATGGCTTTCTTTCAATCACAGATGAACAATCACCACATTGTTCGACAATGCTACAAAGATCAATACATGAGTGTTTCAATGATCCATGGTGAAAGTCATCTGTATGACCTATCCTACAAAATCAATTATAGTGTTGATACTGGTTCTGATCTTATTAAGAAAACTAAAACACAGATGTTGGTCGAGTTTAAATTATTGACCAATGAATCTTTTAAGAAAAGAGGTCTGGTTGATGGCCTTAAGAACATCTTTAGATATAATGATAAATCTAAACGTGCACTTGACTTCTTGCAAAGACATTCAAAAAGCACTGTTGAAAAGTTGAACTTGCTGGTCATTGGTTGCACCTCCTTTAATTCACAAGAAGTGGTTCAATGTTCAACTGCAAAAGTCTTTGGTCCAATCTGGTGCATTGCATATATGCCAACAGCTGAATCAAGAAAAGATCATCCATCAGTGAAGAAGGCCATGGTGATGTTTGATGACTTTGACCAATATGCCCAATGCATCCACAACGCTACAACACCTCATCATCTGTTTGACATGATTGAGCACAAGTCAGACTTAAATGACACGCTTGATTTTATGGAGACTTTCAAACTGCCATGAACTTAAACTTAAATGAACTACAACAAAACATTGTTGCTCGAATCAGAAGACAAGACAAAGTGATAAGCGCGCGGTGTGGATGGGGATCAGGTAAGACGAGTGGACTAGTGTTTGCTTTGTGGTTCATTAGTCGTATACGACCAGGTACATCCTCTCTTTTAGTCACTGACACATCACCTCGATATAGATCTGTACTTGGTCCTGAAATCGAAAAATGGTTAGGTCCAATAGGTTGGACTTTCAATGCACTTGAATCAAAATGGTCTGATCCAATCACGGGTTCATCCATATGGTGTAGGTCATACTTTAGACCAGGTACAAGAGAAGCCACGCACAATCCACTTGAAGGTCTAAACATCACAAGTGGTGTTGCCTTGATTGATGAATGTCAAACATTCAAAGATGATGAGGTTGCTCAAAAGGCACTAGGACGTTTAAGAAGTGGACCTACTCCCATTATGATCTTAGTGGGTTTGCCTGTTGCTGATGCGTGGTGGTGTTCACTTGCAGAAAAAGCAGGATACGAACCTTTGCTTTTCACTTCCTATGTAAATCAAAACAACCTAAGTGATGAATGGTTTGAAGCAACTAAATTGCTTCCTGAAGAAGAACGCCTTGCCATGGTGATGAATGAACCAAGGCCACCAAGTGGATTGATTTATTCTGAATGGACTGCAAAGCATGTGATCAATGACTTCAAGTACAAGCCAACAATGACAGGCCGTATTTCTGTGGACTGGGGATTCAGAAAACCATCTGTATTGATCATGGTGTATGATGAGGAAAGACAAGCAACAATCATTGTGCATGAAATCAATCCACAGGAATGTACAATTGATGAACTCGCAAGGATGATCTTATTGATAGCGTGGCCACGTTCATTGATGAATCAAGCACCTGGTCCTAGAATCTGGTTAGATTCAGGTGTGGCAGATAAAGCGGGTGCAGCTCGAAATGATCAGACAGGACGTTCTGCATTTAGAGCAATGAAGAAATTACCACATGAAGGTGGAATAGGTGTGCCCTTAAAGTTCACCACAGATCCTGTTATGACCAATGTGTTAAACGGCATCCAAAAAGTTAAACGTGCATTTGCTCAAAAGAAATATCTTTGTACAAGTGAAGTGTGGATGCGTGGTGAAAGGGCAATTGGCAATTCATTCAGAAAGGCTATACTGTCTTATGGGTGGAGTCCAACAAAAGACGAACCAAAAAAAGACGGGCGTGAAGATCCACTTGACGCATTAAGATATGATTGTCTGTTTCATTACTGGTCAGAAATGAGTATGCCAACAATCACATCACGTCAATCCAAGGGCCGTGGTAATACTCGAATCAGAAGAGAAAGAAAGTTTAGAGGATTCTGATGATTAATAGAGAAACCATTGTTGAAAGAACAAGGCAGCTAAGAAAGAAGAACTTTACATTCAAGGAGATTGTGAACGTATGTGAGAGAGAAGGACTTTTAGTCAAGACCACGCATTCAAAAAGAACAATTAGAGGTTGGTTTCTCAAGGCATATCCAAGTGAAAAAAGAAACAACACAGAAATTGAAAAGGTAAATCCAAAGCACAAGGACCTTGTTCAAGAGGTCTACATTAAACACTTGACTGATATGGGATACACACCGCTTGAGGTCAAAGCAGAACTGAAGCGTCTGATTAAGTAGGCGTCAAACAAAAGAAAAGAATCACTAGGTTGGTCTACTCTCTTTAAATAAATAGTTATATATAGTTAAAGAAATAAAAAATAATCTTGGTTTGACGCTTAAACACTCTATATCAAAAATTTAAATCATTGACAAGGTGAACTATATTTCACACAATATAGAAAAACATCCATCCATGATTGTGCACATATGATTGATGATAAAAGAGATGAACCCCACATGAAGGCATTGTTGCCACGATTCAGAACCCGTGGTATCACAGGCACGCAACTGTCTGGTGGTAAGATCCTAGGCAAAGAACGCAACCCAAAACTGACAGGTTTAAATTGGATTCGAGAAGCTGAGGAGATGCTTCAAACTGATCCTGTGGTCAGACGTTCATGGCACATGTTAAGACAGACACTCTTAAGTGCAACATGGCGTTTTGTACCTGGTGTTGAGAATGATCCTGTATCAGAAGAACTTGCACGATATTGTAATGAAGCATATGGATTTGATGGTTATTCTGGTCAAATGTCCTCATGCTTTGAGGATCAACTTACTTATCTATGGGAGTTCGTTACACTAGGTTACAGATATGCAGAAGAGATCTACAAGGTAGGACCAGATTCAGAAGGTAAGGTTCGAGTTTGGCTTGACTACTATGCAGACCGTGAACCAAGTGCACACAACAGATGGTTGTCTCAAGATGGTCAACACTTGGATGGAGTTCTCCAAAATGTGGTTGGTGTTACATACACACCTGAACCTATCCCTGCCAACAAACTTCTTTTATTGACACTCAATAGAACAGGGTCAAACTTTGAAGGCGTTGGAATGTTACGGCCTGTTTGGTGGTGGTGGAGAACAAAGCAACGTGTTTCCAACTTGATGTGTGTAGGTCTTGAACGTTGGGCAATTCCAACACCCAAGGTCAAAGTTGACCGTTCACAAGCTGAACAACAGGGTTTGACTGATGCAGACCTATCAGTGATGATTGATGATGCAGCAGACCAAGCACAAGCATTCTTAGCAACTGAACAATCATACTTGGTTGAATCACCTGTCATTCAGTTTGATGCGTATGCAATGACACCAAATCTTTATTCACAAGGTCCATTAGACATCATCAAAGAATGTGACAATCAAATCAGTCAAGCATTCTTAGCCCAATTTGCAAACCTTGGTATTTCAGACACGGGTTCAAGGTCAGTTGGTGAAGTGCATCTTTCTATGTTTAGACGTGCTGCAATTAATCTGTGTGATATTGTTGCAAGTCAAATCAGTGGACCTGATAGGCGGGGTGGTGGAACTGTTGGGCGTTTGATTCGTTGGAACTATGGATATATTGATCCATCCAAATTACCACGCTTAACACATACAGGTCTTGATACTGATGACTTAGCAGAATCACTTGGTGTTTTACCTGGTCTTGTTCAATCAGGATTGTTGACTCCTGATGATGACCTCGAACGTGCAATCCGTGAAAGACTTGGTGCAGGTGAGTTGCCAGAAATTGCTGAAAGATCACCACAAGAAAGATCAATTCAAAAAGGTAAGGGTGTAGCTGCACTTGCTGAAACCTTAATCAGAAGGAAAAAAACCAATGGTTAAGAAGATCAGAGTGAAGAAGAAACGCACACAAGCCCAAACCCCTGCACCTAAAAAAGATCAAGTCACAGGATCAAAGAAGAATCCAAAGGGTTCTGCAAGTGGTTCAAGAGGTGGTATCAAAATCTCTGACCAAGCAATCAAGACACTTGAGAACTACAAAGACGAGCATAATGAAAAGTACAGTGCAAAGTCTAAACAGATTGATATGGGTACACTCAAAGCAATCTTCAGACGTGGTGCGGGTGCCTTCTCTTCAAGTCATAGACCTCAAGTGTCTTCACGAACTCAATGGGCGTTGGCACGAGTCAAAGCCTTTTTGAAACTAGTTGGCACAGGTGAACGCAAGAAATCATACACTACTGATTTGGATTTACTACCCAAGGGTCACCCCCAACGCACTGACAAAGAAACTAAAAGTGAATTGCTTGCTATTCCTGATAAGTATTCACACATTGACTTTGTACCTCCCAAGGGAGTTCAAGCAGCTGCAAAACGTGCACTTGAAGTTCGAGCAACTAAACCACCTTCACAACGGGGTGGTACAGAAGTTGGACTTGCTCGTGCAAGAGACTTGTCTAACGGTAAACAACTTAGTCCTGATACTGTCAGAAGAATGTTGAATTATTTCACACGCCATGAAGTCGATAAACAAGGGTCCACTTGGTCTGATCAAGGCAAAGGTTGGCAAGCTTGGAATCTATGGGGTGGTGATGCAGGATATTCATATGCACGAAAAACGGTAAAACAAATGAACACAGCTGATTCAAAAGCAACGTCATTGACTGCATATGCAGAAGCATTGCAGTTGAACGAAATTAGAACGTATGAAGTGCCCAATGGTTTAACCATAGGCAGACCGTTCAAAACTCTCTCAATGGGCCAAGTCTCTTCACGCATGAATGGTGCACCCCTTGGTGATGCCATTGACCATGAACTATTAAATGAAATGGTTCGTGTGTTTAACATGCGTAAAGAATCTGACCCTGTCATCATTGATTGGCAACATGCCACAAGCCCTTTTCAAGATGGTATTCAAGGGCCTGATGCAGGTAATGCATTGGGTGTCATTGTAGACCTCGAACTTAAGGATGATGGTTTGTATGCAGTGCCTGCATATAATGAGAGGGGCCTTAAAGTAGTTAATGAAGCTGGTGGAATACTTTGGTCTAGTCCTGAGTATTTACACGGTGAAATATTCACGCGTGATGGTGGTGATAAAGTTGGTGATGCTCAACTGTTAGCAATCACATTGACCCCACGGCCTGCACAACAATCTGACAAAATAGACAGAGTCACACTAAAGGAGAATTTGAACATGTATTCAAAAGACCAGTTGGATGCGATGGATCATAACGATCTTGTAGACTTTGCAACTCGTGAGCAAGATCTGAATCAACAAAAAGATGACATGATCAAGCAACTAGAGAAGCAAGTTAAAACCATGAATGAAGACAATGAATCTAAGATTGCACAAGACAATGAAGAATTGTCAGAGCATGACAAAGATGAAAAACTTGGTGAGCATTCAGATGATGAAAAGATGAATGAGCACTATGACAAAAAAGAAGAAGATGAAGACAAGGACAAGAAAATGAAAGAACATCAAAAGATGAGTGAATCACTTGCAAGTCCTGCTTTGCTTTCTGAAATCCAAATGTTGAGAGAACAAGTCTCACAATTGCGTCAAGACAAGATCGAAGTTGAAAAGTCTTCTGCAGTGAAACAATTGCTAAGTGAAGGCAAGATCTCACCTAATGAGGAAAGCGTTGCTCGTGAAGCGTATGACATGAAACTTGAAGGGCGTGACTCTTTTTGGGCAATGTTCAGTGAACGTCAAAACAACAGCGTTGTACCAATGAACACAATTGGACACGGTGCAAGTGGTCAAGAGATCACCAAAGAAACAATCAATCTTAAGATTAAGAAATTAAGTGAAGATAAAGGACTTAGTTACAGTCAAGCACTGACTGAGTTCAGAACTTCAAATCCTTCTGAATATAACCAAGCGTATGGGGTTTAATCATGCAAACTCAAAATATTGTTGAATCATTTGTGGCAGCAGAAGCCATCACTGAATTTGCTCTAGTATCAATTGATGCCAATGGCAAAATCACCATCACTGATGCAGGCACTGAAATTGGATGTGTTGGCGTTGCACAACGTGCATGCAATGCTGGTGATACTGTTGAAGTCGTTATCCATGGAACAACACGAGTGATTGCAAGTGCAGCACTAACATTTGGAACTACACCATTATTGACAGGTGCAGCCAATGGTGAAGTTGCAGCAGTTACTACAGGAAAATATCCTGTATGTCGTGCACTTCCAAACATCAACCAAAAATCAACAGCGGCCCAAGGTGAACAATTTCTCGTTCTCTTCACAGGCCCTTCTGTAGTTAAAGCTTAAGGAGTTTAACCAATGGCATCATCATATAGCAATATCCATCCTGTTGATCAGATCTTAACTTCACTTGCAATTGAATCTGTTCCTTCTGATTCACAATTGATTGCTGATCAAATCTTTGAAAAAGTAAACATTCCTGAAAGAAGTGGAACACTCTTAATTGAGAACACACGCAACTTTATGGGATCACCTTCACTTGACCTCGAACGTGCACCTGGTGCATCTCGAACAATGATTGGTTCTTTTGATCGCACTAACTTAACTTATAAAGCTAAGATCTACAGTGCATCAGATTCAATTGCCATGGAGGATATCGAAGATTCTCAATACCCTGGTAGTGAAGAAGCACGAATCATCCGTAAAGTAGCCCGCACAATGAAACTTGCAAAAGAGAAACGAGCGGCAGACTTATTGTTTGACAACACTGTGTTTACTAAAACATCAACAGCTGCTGCTATTCCAAGTGGTAAAGGTGTGAAGTTCAATGCAGCAGGTGCAGAACCTTTAAGTGATCTTCACTTAGTTAAAGACCAAGTGTTTGCAAACTCACACGGCATCAACCCTGATACACTAGTATTAGGTCGTGAAGTATTCCGTGAACTTGCTCGCAATCCTGAAATGCGTGGATACGTTGGTGATGCAACAGCAGGCATTGCAAGTGGTAATCTTCTTCTTAATGATGAGACTATCATTCAAGTTCTTAAAAACGTTCTTGGTATTCCAAACGTTTATGTTGGTGCTGCACGCCGTGAAACAGCTGTTGCAGGTGCAACTTCTGCAGAAGGTTATATCTGGACAGGTGATTCCATCTTTATGGGAATTATGAAAGGTTCTGATGCCATCGTTTCTAAGACAGGTAATGTGAAAGCAATGCCTGTTGCAGCACTTGACTTTGAATACAAAGACATGATTGCAGGACAATACGATTCTCTTGATCTGATCCGCCGTTATGTATGGTCAGAGCAAGTCAACTTGTTCTCTAAGATTGATGATAACTTTGCATTCTTAGTGACTGACTGTCTATAAGAGTTGATTAATGTTTTATTGCTTTGAAGAACACTCACATGTGATGTTAGCTGAAAGTGTGGATGCTGATGAAAAGGCTATTCAAGACTTGCAACGTCAAGTGAAAGATCAACCAAAGCAACTTGCAGACATTACCAAAGCAAAGATTAAAGAACTAAAAGCAGAAAAGAAAACAGCAGACCAGTTTGGTCAAGTCTATTCGAAGTCATCAAAGAAGTTAATCAAACAACTTGATGACCTCCTTAAACAAACAGACCCTGCTGTTTTATTAGACCTTCAAAGGGAACAGTTAATTGAACTAGTTCTTGAAGGTGGATTTGCTGATTCAATAGAAGACTTTATTGAACAACAAGATAAATTACTTCAATCAATAAATGAATCATTGGCGGTGGTTGATCCAACATGGACACCCCTATTCATTGAGAATGAAGTTGATGCATTGAAGACTCTGACTGTTCAGAATGTCTTTGATGATATTGTGATCCCTGCCGTATCAAAGAACGTGCGTGATTCATTGCTTTCCATGGTTGTAGATACACCCAAGGATCAAGCAATGTCTAATCTTGCACAATCCCTTCAACGGGGTGCAGGTTCTTTGCAGACAGAAGTGCGTACAAAAATCAGTCAGTTTGGCAGATCTGTCAACATGATTGCCTCTGATGCTGTTGGCATAGATCTGTATTTATATACAGGCCCTAAAGATGGAATCACTAGAAACTTTTGCAAAGCCTTAATCAATAAGGTTCTGACTAAAGATCAATTAAATAAACTAAACAATAACCAAGGTCTTTCTGTGAGATCATCGTGCGGTGGCTATAATTGCAGACATTCCTTGAGTCCTGTAACATCCAACTTTGTTGAACTTGCAAACCTCGAGCTTGCGAAATCAAAAGACATTTCAGATGCAAACAGTGGAGCAAAGAAGAGATGAGAAAAGCAGTATTAAATAAAGACTATACGTTTGAATGGATTGCACCAAGTCCTATCAGTGGCACACCTGTCTTGACCTTGAACAGTATCAACTATAATCTTTCACAGTCTCGTGCAAATGCCACTGTGTCTGCCATTGCTAATGACAGAAGAACACTGACAGTTGACAATCAAGCAACAGGATTGCAACGTGATCAAATGAAGGGGTTCTTGATCACCAATGGTGATACGTTCTACAACGTGTCTATTGTTCGAGTGGTTGGTACAACTGCAATCTTAGCAGAACCATTACCCCGTGAAATTGATCTGACAACCAATGCAACACTTGAGTTTGCCCTTTGGTCAACTACACTTGCAAACACTATTGCAGCCTTGACCACTGCAAACACATATCCATATCAAGTGAACTTCATAACAGACCTTGGTGCATTGACACAATCAAAGCAAGAAAAGGGTTTGTTGAAGTCCACACCTAGACCTTTCGAAACAGGTCTTTCACATGATGATCTGGTTGGATTGTTTGCACAATTAGCAGATATGATTCCAAGAAGACAAAGCGACTTTGAACCACAAATCAAAGGTGCATTGAATGAATTAATTTTACAAGTTCGTGATGTTGTCTTGTCAGATAATGCAACAGAGGATGAGGTATTCAATCCTGAACAGTTTCATCTTGCACATGCTTATTGTACAGCTGCAATCATCTATGAACTTAATCTGCAATTAGATGTGGCAGATCAAATGCGTCAAAGATGCCATGATCTAATGGAAATAGCCTTGCGTTCATTAGCATTGGATTTGGATGGTGATGGAGTGATTGACACGGGCGAACTTGATAGGCGTGAAACGGGGGGTAAGCAATCAGACTTCCGTGCATCATGGAAAGGCTACACACGAACAAGCAATGATTCATTCTTCACTGCCACAAGAGGAATGAAACACTGATGCCTAGCAAAGTAAAATTAAACTTACCCAAGGCCATATGGACAAAAGCAGACACCATGCGTTTGGCATTGGACACACTCGCATCAATCAAGCTAAGGACAAGCAAAGGTCTTGATGCAAGCGGTGGCAAGTTTAAGGAATACTCAAAGAAAAAGATTTATATATCTGTCAATAAAGGCACGGGTGCACGTTTAAAACCTAAAGGTGGAATACTAACAAAGACAGGTAAAACCATGCGGTTTGATGGTGGCTATCAAGAGTATAAAAACTTATCAAGAAAACGTGGTACTGTACCTGGTCAAACAGATTCAGCAGAAGTTGACCTTGTTCTTTCAGGTGCATTGATGAACAATCTTGTAATATTGAAAGCAACTAAAACGCACTTTGTCATTGGCTTGACAAAACATGCTAAACATTATGGCTATGCAGTAAATGAACAACGTGAATACTTAGGTCTTTCACCAAGTGAAATACGTTTGCTTGTAGTTGCAGCTCGTCAAACCATTGCAGATAAGTTGGGCAAATAATGAGTCAAGGTATATTCAAAGCAACTGAGAAACTTGAAGACATGATTGAAGGCATCACACCAAAGACTGATGCACATCATGGATTCATTGCAATTGAAACAGGCAACGGTCGAACACAACCACTTGATCAACGTCCAAACTCAACACGCTATTTTGAAATCATTACATTGAACTTTGCAAGTGATGACGGTGAAGCGGGTTTAAGCGGTCGAAAGAGAACATCCATGGAATTAAGGGTACGATATGATATACCTCAAGACCTTGGATTCTTAAGAAGGTTGATCAATGAAGATGCATCAAAGTTGATTGATACTTTAAAAGGACCTAACTATGATTTAGTCAACACAGGTATTGTTTCTTTGATACCTGGTGTACCATCTACAGACAACATACAAGACATCAATGGAGTGGTTGAAGCCGTTTTGCTTTTACTGCCTTTTGACCTTTTATATTTGGAGGAATAAAAATGAGTGTAACACACAGATCAATTGGTGTGATTAATGAATAATCGTTTGGATCACTTGACAGTAATGGTTTACCGTCCACATCCGGATTGTCCTTTGTTTCAATTCCTTGTGAACGTGATCCTATCGTGATTTATGGTGAACCCGTTGCATCAGAAAGAAATGATGCTCGTGATGGTTCATACGGATTACCTCCTGAACCTGACACTGTATATTCAAGTGACGCTCGTGTTCGAAGAAGAACAGGGCAAGTAGTAATTCAATTAGACTTAACCACTGTTGGTGCTACACCTGACAACTATGACACCAACTACCTTGGTTACTTGCTTGGTGCAGGTTTCTTGACTGCTAAACATTCTTTTGCATCTGATACACCAACAGGTGTGAGTAATACCAATTTGTTTACCCCCACAGAAACCAACACAGATTATTCTGTAGGTGCTCTACTAGGTGTGGAGGTTGCAGGCCGTGCTGAATACAGTGCAGTGACAGACAATGATGATGCAGGAAAGGTATCAATTTCTCCTGCTTTGTCTGCACTAACTACATCAGATACAATTCGAGCAATGCAAACTTGGTACCCTGGTTCAAGAACTGCAACAGGAACAAAAGTTTCAAGTGTGGCCTTCCAAGTCAATGGTGTGAACTTCAAGACCAATTGCTTTGGATGTGTTCTTGAATCTGTATCAATCAGTTTAGACAATGGGCGTGTGATGGCAGAAATGACCTATCAATCAGCATGCATTCAAGATGACCATGGCAACGCCGTTGGACCTATTGAACCATTATACAATGCAGGATCACCCCCTTTCTTTAGAGGATCATACGTTGTGGTTTCAACCACTTCACCAACTTCATTAACCAATGCAAGTGGAACAGGTGACAAGCTAGCAAGAACTAAACTTGATTGTGAGGATTTCACTCTGACAATCACCAACACACTGACACCATTAGGTCATTCTGATTCCATTCTTGCAATGTCAGGAATGGAGATTTCAGACGTTGATGTAGAATTAACCTTGACACTTTCAACTTTAAACACCACTTTGAATCAAGATTATTTCAACCGCACCGTTCGTCAAGTGCTTGTAGGAACGGGTCCAATTGGAAATGGCAAGGGGTGTGCATTCATGATACCTGCTGCTTATCTCACCAATGATCCAAGTGCATATGATGTTAGTGGCAATGACATTGTAAGACAAACATTGAACTACAAGCAAAGCCGCTTTGGTGGGGATCTTTCAGAAACAGGTGCAGGCAATAGTCCTGTGCGTTTAGCATTGGGAGTCTAAACAATGGCAATTTCCTTCTTGTCTTCTTCAAACTCAACAATTGATGTTCACCTTTCTTTTGATCCATCTGTACACATGACAGATGAAGAAAGGAGTGAATACTTGACAAGTGGGATATTCAAAGGCCGTTTAGATGAGGATGCAACCAAGTTTAAATTAAAAGCACTTTCACCAAGTGAACGTGAAGAGGCAGAAGTTCGAGCGGGTTCATTCACTCGTTCTGAACTTGGTCGTTTGCTTTGGATTGAATCACCATCTGATGACAAAGAAAAAGCCTTATGGCATCACGCACTTTCTGATGAAGAGAAAACAGCTGTATCATCTTATCAAGCATACTTGAACAGAGTGTATCTTGAAATGATTGATGCTTCCTTGATTTCAGTAAATGATGAAGATGCAAGCATTGAAACAGTTCAAGCGATTAGACCAGAAGCACATAGAATCCAAGCAATCACAGAACTTGTTTTACATGTTCAACGTATTTCATTGGTAGGTGACGAGGGAAAATAGCACTTGCCACTGCCGTGTGGGTTCCACATAGTGGTGGCAGATCATGGTCATGTGATCAATGCCGTTCAAAAAAAGGCTTGCGTGAATTGCGTGGCAACTGTGGAAATGCATTTAAAGATGGATTGCCCTTGTCTGATGAAGATGAACACGGGCGGTTTGTACCTGGTTATCGAATAGCACCAAACTGTGGTGAATGGTATTCAGATTTAAAAGTGCGTTCTTGTCCAATTGCAGGAATGAACAAAATGGCATCAATCATCACTGCATTCAATCGACATCAAAGCGGCCTGATTCGATTGACAGAGACATTTCCAAATCCATCATGTGCAATCTTAGATTGCTTTGATATACTCAATTCAAACACAAATGAATTGCAACGCCGTTCACATGAACAACAAATGAAGGAATTGAACCATGGCAACTGAAACTGAAATTGATATTGAAATACAACTGTCAGGAGCAAAGCGGGTTGAAAAACAGATTGATGATGTTCAAGGCGGTCTTGAAGGTCTAGGTGAAACAGGGTCAAGACTTGCTGATTCACTAGGATCAACTAATGAAAAACTAGGTGAAGGTCTTGCAAACGTAGGCACATCTGTTGGTGAGTTAAAGGAATCATTCAAAGGTCTTGGTGCAGGTATTGCGAACTTAGGCAATACTGGTGCAAAAGGTTTGCTTGGTTTACTTGGTCCGTTGGGTGCAGTGGTTGCAGCTGGTGTTCTTGTATATGATACATTTAGGAACATCACAGGGGCGGCACAAAACGCACAAGAAGCTGAGGAAGCAATGAATTCAGCAAGTGCAGACTTACAATCTAAACTTGAATCACTTGCTGAAAAGGGGGTTATTCCAACCACTAAAGAACTAGAGCAATTCTCAATGGCTGTGATTGAATCACAACTTGCTAAAGAGTCATTTGAAACTGCAATGACTAAGTACAGGAAGACCTTTGAGAAGATCACACAAGCCAAGGTCATGGCAGCACAGGCAGCAAGAGATGAAGCAAAAGCTGAAAAAATTGGTGGTGCTGTATATGTTCAGAATGTCCTTAAAAGAATTGAAGCTGATAAGCTTTTAGTTGCATCACGAAAAAAAGCACGAGTTGCTTTGAAGCAATTTCAAGAAGTCCAAAAAAACACATTGAAAGAATTAAAAGCAGCTGGTGAACAAGAACAAGAACTTGAAAAGCGTTCAACAGATTCATTGAAAGCAGATGCAAAAAAACAAGCCGCTTTGCAAAGGGAAGCTGATTTAATCCAAGCAAAGAACGATGCAAAAGGTGATGAGATCTACCTTGCACAAGCTGAATATAATCAATCAATTAAACAAATTGAACTTGAGGAAAAGCTTGAAGATGCAAACCATGAAGACACACAGCTGATCTTAAATAAAATTAAGTTGAAAAGTAAGGTCAAAGCACAAGACGTTGCACTGATGAAGTTGAAGCAACGGCAAATTGAGATTCTAAAAAAAGAAACAGCAGAAGAAAAGAAACAGGCAAGTTCAAGAGCAAAGGCGGGTCAAGCAAGAAGGAAGAAAAGGGAGCAAGAAAACAAAAGACTATTGATGCTTGATTCACAACTTAGAATGATGACAATCAAACAGGAGCAAGAAGGCATTGACCAGCTGTTGATGTTGGAAAGTGAACGCCATCGTTTAACTGTTGAACTTACAAAGCAAGGAAGCAAAGAAAGACTGATTGAAGAGAAGAGGTTTCAAAGTGCTGTTCAAAATATTATTAATCAAGATCTCTTAGCAGAACAAAAGGCAGAAGATAAACGCCTTAAGATCATCAAAGATTCTAACATGAAGCAACTTGAACTTGAATATGACCTTGCTCAAAGTATGCTTGAACTAAATAATCAACCTGCTGCAACTGAGTTTGGACAATTGCAGAATGAACAACAGCAACGCATGGTTGCATTAGAATTGCAATACAATAGAGAAGTTGATCTTGCTCGAATGAAGGGTGAAGACATAAATGCAATTAATCAAGAGTATGCAATTGAACGTCTAAACTTTGACAAGCAAAATCTACAAGAACGTTCTGATTTAGTATCTGATTATTTTGACAAATATGGTGAAGGGTTTGCACAAGCAGCCGTTGGTGCAATCCTGTTTGGTGATTCCTTTCAGGAGTCAACAGCAAAAGTATTGAACTCATTAGCAGAACAAGCGGGCGTTGAATCAATCATGTCATTAGCAAAAGGGTTTGCACAACTTGCCCTTAGTGATCCAAGGGCATCAGCATCATTTAAAGCGGCGGCCTTGTTTGGAACAGCGACAGTGGTTGCAGGTGCAGCAGGCGGTGCATTAAGTGGAGGGGGTGGAACGGGTGCAAGTGCATCACCAAGTGGTGCACCAACTACCGCACCAACACCGCAACGTGAAGAAGTAAGAAATGACGCTATGGTGTTCAATGTCAACTTTGGTGGTGCGGTTGTGTATGATACTAAGAAAGCAGCAGAACAAGCACTTGCAGACAGATTGGTTACTATACTGAATCAACCAAGGCGGGGTGCACCTCGAATCAATAGGAGATAATATGCCTTTAAATAATCCTTCACCTAACTTTGCTTTATTAAGTGGGTTCAATGCTCGCACTTGGTCCAATGTCAATGTGTTTGACCGTGGTTCAAATAATGTAACACTACCCACTTTCACAACGGGTCAAGGTCTGTATGATGATGTCATTTCATTCTTGAATGGACGTGGCAGTGAATCAGGTATTGCAATGTCTGACTTATTACAATCAACGGCGGCCTTTGGTAGCAACTGGTCTGTAAGTATAAACGCAAGTGATAAGGTGGTGATCACTTGTGATAATTCATTCAAAGTTAGATTGAAAAGTGGTGCTGATGATTTGGGTGTTGGGTCTTCATCATTTGGAGCCGCTGCAACTTCATTCACATGTCCAAATGATTGGACAAGAGGGAGTGAAATCAAAACGGCATCATATGAATTTGTTGATTCTTCAGATGCAAACTCATTCACATTCACATTGACAGGTGGATTGAATGTACAAGATTTAATTGTAGCAATTCGTGAACGTGGTGTTGTCAATGACGTTGATGATGTTAATGCAGCAGACTGTCTTGAAAAACTTGATCTAACTGCCAACACTGCAAGTCAATATATCAAGTGGTATCTGAATGACAGTGGTCACGTTGAGTGCATGTATTCAAATGCCATTGGTAACATAACTTGGGTATCTACATCATTTAGAAACAGACTTGGATTTAGTGGCAATGAATCACCAAGTGGAACTTTGATCAAGACTTTAACAGCTGATCATCCTTGCCCAGGTGCATTGTATCCTTCACGCCCTTATCAAGATCACCATCTTCAAATTCAAACCGTATCACAATCACGCCGTAAAATTGGCGGTGGCTTTGCATCCAACTTTGTTGGTTCATATATCCAATCAAGTTTATTGTTTGACCTTGATGCGTTGCTTGATCAGATTGATCTGTATAGACACTTTACAAACAACTTCATTGGATACATAGGCAATGGTGAAAGAATCACGTTTTATCAGAATGTGGGTGACTCAAGAAGATCATTGACAACGGGTGAAGTCAATTTAGGTCAACCCGCCTATGATTTACTTTATACATCAGAAGACAATGGAAACACAGGACGCATTCGAGGGTCACTAGTTGATTCAGATGCTATCAACCTTGGTTATCCAAACCGCTTGAAAAGACGTGTGCCTGTGTCTTTAGTGATGGAGCACTTATGAGTAATACATTTACAAGTCCACCAACAGTTCCTGATACTGGTGATCTAATTGCAGGCCGTGTGATTAAGACAGAATCCATGGCACGCATGGGTAATTTATCAAACTACATCCATGCACACGGTTCAACCTCGAACTGTATCAGTCAAGCGTTTGATGTCCACACTTGCGTAACAAACTCCACATCATTTGTTGATCTGTGTAGATGGCGTGTGCCTATACCATCAAACAACCATACTACTATTCAATTCCATGTTGCAGCAAGAGTCACCACCACAGGAACAGGAACCTTAAAGTTTACACTGACAGATTCCAATGGTACTGCACAAGGTGACAGTTCAATTTCAATCACATCTACTGCAAGCATTCACGCACACGCAACTGTTTCACACACGTTCACATCATCCACCACGGCGGCTTATGTTGACATTGTAATGACAGGTAAAGTTGCAGCAAATACATATGATGTAGATGTTCAAGTGATTGCCGCTCGCTTCACTGCATTGACTTCACCACTAAGTGCAGGAAACACAGCACAAGGTTCTGATAAAATCACCCCCTTTGGTGCTTCACGCCTTGGTGCAAACAATGCATTATCATCAAGGGCGGGTGTTCAATGGAGAACAAACATTGAAACAATGAGGTCAAGGAAAAGACCATTGTTGATCTGGTCAGGTATAGAGAATCCATCAAGTGCATTTGCAGGCCGTGGTCAAGGCCCTAAATCTTTAGGTGTAGGTGACTGTCAATCCATGCAGGTTCAAAGTCCTTTGCTTGTAGGTGGTGGATCAATCACAGTGTGGATTTATGTGGTTGATATAAGTGGAACAAAGAAGTTTGCTTTTATGAACAGGTTGTTTTCTGTCACTTCCAATGGGTGGAATGAATTCACTTTCACGCCATCACTAGACAATACAACACTTGAAGCAACCATCTTTGGATTTCCATTGTACAAGATCAATCCAACGGCTTATGTTGAATCTGATACATTGCTTGATTCAGCGGACCGTCTTGCAGCTGTATTAAGTGCACCTCGAATCACGGCCTTATCTGTATGGAGTAATTAAGATGCTAGTACCTAGATCTTTTCAACCGCTCGCAAGAGAACAATCCACATATATGGGTGTGACTGTTGTAGGTGGTGTAGTCAATCAGTTTGCACAAGCCTTGGTTCAAATGTCTCATTGCAAGTTTTTAGGACATGCAAATTATACAATTGCAAAAGATACTGTTGGCAGGTTTGGTGGAATCTTCTCAACAGTGACAAGCACCAATTGGTCAGGTATTTCACCTGGTCTAAATAAAACAAGTAAGTATTACTCGTTTATGTATGGATCAACACCCATAAGTGAATGGATAGGTGTTATCTTTCAGTATGTGGCTACAAACTCAAGTAGTGGGAACAGTCCTGCAATCACATTCAGAATCAAAAATACAAGTGGTACTGTTCTTTCCAAGGCAGTCAAGTTCTCATTTCCTGCACATCTCCAAATGTTCAATGATGGTGATCTTGACAGACCTGCAACAGCAACCACAGGTGCAACCTTTTACAATCCACCAAGTGGAACAAGTGGTACTGATGATCCAAGGCCCCTTTATATCCCCTTATCAAATCGTGGTGAAATGCTATTGTTTGAAGTTGAGGTTGAAGACTGTGATCTTGTATCTGTTTCTTTCTTTGATCTATACCAACCAGAGGTGACACCATGAGCATCCTTGAACAACACGGTAGACGTGTCTTTGTCTTAGAAATTGGTGGCCTTTCCACACGTTATGTTTCTGACAGTGTAGACATTTCCACAACCAACCTTGATGCAAACTTGACAACAGGCATTGCATACTCGAACGTTGAAGGCATTGTTGAAGTGGGTGCATACCAAGCAAGCATTGATCCTGCTGGTGGAATTGCAGACTACTCACCTGTTTCAATCATGCTTTCATCTGAAAGATTAAGAGGGGGTTTATCAGATCCTCATGTGATCTTTGGAAGATGTGGACCTCGTGCAACTGATGTTATCAAGGCACAAGTATCAACTGACATCTTTCACAATGACGCAACTAAAACAATCACAGTTGATCAAGACTTTACATCTTTGTCATTTCCAAGGGTCATGCATATAGGTGCAGAAACTGTTCGTGTGAGTAGTGCAACGTCAACCACATTGACAATTTCAAACCGTGGTGTTGGACGTACTCCTATTCAAACACATGTATCATCATTGGGTGGAACCAATGTGCCTGAAATCTTTACTGAGATTGTAAACTTTAGAGGTCGTAAAGCTTCCTTATATATGGGGCAAAAAAGACCAGATGGTTCAATCAATGCAATGACTGAAATCATCAATGGCTTTATAGAAGAATCACCTGATGTTGAAACAATCAATGCAATCAACCTTTCTATTATCCCATTGACCGCACTGATTGATAATAAAGTTTCTGATACTGCATTGAACACTACACTTGTACAGGGCTATCATAACTTTGATGAATTGAATGGATCCAAACTTGAATATATTATAATGACAAGTGAAAGTGAACCATTCAGAATTGTTGGATCAACAGGTTCAAGTACATTGACATACTTATCTGATGACCTACCTATTGATCACTCCACAACATTTGACGCAAGCCTGCCACCTGCTGATGATGGCAATTATTATATTCATCCTAGATACCCTGAGTTGATCAATAGTGATGGCCGTTTATTTCCTCGAACAATGACAGCCACTACATTGACATATGATAATACAGATACGAGTTACAATAGTTTGGTGCCTTCATCCAATGCAACTAAACGAGTAAAAGTTAGAACACCAAGGGGTGAAGTAAAATCATACAGATTGACATCAGGCGTTCAAAGATTTCCACAAATCATCAATGATGTTTTAGAAACTAATCAGACAGGGTCACCGTTGGGCACGTTGGGTGCGTTCATTAATTGGAAAGTATCAGATGACAATTCTTTTATGATGAAGTCATTAGTGAATAAAGAAACAGCAGAATCATATATCTTCTTTTTCACAGGCAAACGTGCGTTGAAGTATCTTGAGTTTGTTCATGAATTGCCACCGTTGGGAATATGGGATAATAACATTACAGGTATTTATACAACTAGCAATATGGAAAGGTTGTTTTATCCTTTCGATATATGGGTGACTCCATTCCCAACAGATCCCATTGTTGAACAAGGGGCCGTTGAAGAACCTTTTGAAAGTGCATCATGGGCATCATTTAAAGGAGGTGACAGGAAAGACCAAAGCAAAAAGAATGATATTCGAGGTACGGCCCTTGCATATTATCAAAATGGAGAACCAACTATTCTTGTGAAAGATAATCTTGGTCTACCAACTTCACCAAGTGCGGGCGTGTCTTTTGGTCTTGAGGTCGTATACTATGACAGAAGAGAAGATAGAGAAGGGTATCAAACCTTTCCTATAACGCATCAAACAACAGCCACATACGGCGGCTCTGACATTGGATACTTATTACACATTGAAGAACCATATGCAGATTCAAGGCGGTCATCGTTTGGAGATTGGTCAGGATATGAACCTACTAAGATATACTTAACCAATCGAATTACATTTCAAACACCAGGTGAAGCAATCTTAAAACTTCTTCAAAGCGGTGGGGGTTCGAGCATCAACGGTTCATTTGATACATCATCAATTGGATTGAACATTGATGAATCAGAGATTGACATTAATTCATTTCTTCAATATGAATCCATCCCTAACATTATGATCAACCTTGATTTACGCAGTGAAGGTGAAGATTTTAGAAGTGTACTCACTCCACTTCTTCAAGCAATGGGTGCTGTGTTGGTGATGAGAAGAAATGAAAACGGGCGGTGCAAGATTGCATTGCAACCCATTGGTTTGGAACAAGCATCATCAAGTGCATTGACTATCAATGAAGCTGATTGGATTGCAGACACTCCACCAACTTGGTCAACTTATGAAGACATAGTCACACAGATTGAAATCAACTTTGATTATGATGTGAATGAACAGAAGTTAAGAACAAAGCGGGTGTTTAATAATCAAGAAGCAATCAACAGATACAACAATGAAACCAACGCAATCAAGCTTGATTTGTTTGGTGTCTCATCAAGTCAGATAGGTGGAACGGGTGGTGACTCTTTTTCTTTCTTCTTACCTGTTATCACTCGCATATTCAATCTACTATCAAACCCGTTGAGAATATGGCGTGGTCTGATTGGTACAGGTCAAAGTGCGTTGATGGATGTTGGAAGATATGCACTAGTAAACTCACCTTTCTTAAAAGCATATGGTGTTGATTATGGTGTTACTGATGGTGTTGGTTTCATTCGTTCCATACGTCAAGAACTGATGAGTGAAGGTTGTGAAATCGAATTGATTCACACAGGTGTTCGTTCATCATCATGGAATGATTCAGCACTAGTCACTGCTACACCATCCACAAATACAGTGACGATTGATCAAGATGCTTTCTCAAACTCCAATGCATTGGGTGTGGATGTCAAAGATTCAGACTTTTTCAAGGTGGATGATGTGGTTGACTACTTACCCGCCGGTGATCATGACAACGCAATTACAGGTTTGATTATTTCATCCATTGTTGACAATGGTGCAACTGCTACAATCACGTTTACAACTACCCACGGTATTTCAACTTTAAACGGCACACTTGAACCCACTGCTTATGCAACAGCAACGGCAGGTCAACAGGTTGATGCCTATATTGCCAACGCATCAGGTGTGCTTGGTACATCTGACAATGGAAAGGAATTTGTATGAGTCGCTACACAAAAGCACAACTAGAGGAAAAGCTTGATATTCTTGAACATCAAGTAAGACGTTATAGAAGGGCATTCAATCAAATCAATATTGATGTTGAAGTCAATAAGACAGTCAATGTGAATATTGAACGCAATGTAAATCCACACGAACACGTTCACTATGTCTTGAAGAATGCAGAATCTGAATGGTCTGACAACATCACAGAACCAGGTGAAGGTGGTGACTCAAGTCGTATCACATACTATATCAAGAATAAGAATGCACTTGGTTGGACTTGGGAAGATGATTATGTAAAGAACGGTCAATATGCATGGTGTGGTGCATTTGCTGCTGCTGTGTATGGTCCAAAGGTGCGTTTCAATATTCGTCAAAAGATTTTTCCTTCATGTTGGAGATTATATGACAATTGGTTTGAGACTTCACGCCATCAAGATAAAGCATCAATAGTGCCTGGTGATCTTGTGGTTGTGTTTACATCTGATGAACAATCACCATACTATGGTAATCACATCACCATTGCTCGAACTTCACCAAACAAAGATGGAGAATTCCACACTATAGAAGGAAACGCACACGGTGTTGGACCAGATCAAACGTGGCGTGAAGGTGTATCAAAACGTACACGCAATTTAAAAGATGTTGCACACGTCTACCGCTTGATTGATGAGGACTATGATGAATAGTGAAGAAGAAAAGACTATGCTTTATAGGTTAGGAGGTCGTAAAGCAATGGCTTTTTATTGTACCTTGCTAGTTTTATTTATACTTGCTTTAATAGGAAAGGCACACGCTGAAATCATCAGTGCAATTGATAGTTTATTCTTAATCTTTGCAGGTTCCAACGTGATCAAATCCAAAACACAACAGACTCAAACAGGAGAAAACACAGATGGCACTATCAACAAATGATCCAATATCAGCAGGTTCAATTCGTGCAGTCTATAATGCATCATCAGTCAACAATACAAATTGGAATGATTTAGTTTCAACAGACTTTGTAGACACAACCACGGGTTCAACTTGTGCAGCAAGTTTGAAGTTTGCTTTTCTTGCTGTGGTCAATAAAGGCTCTGATCTTGCATATATTAAATATCGTGCTCGAACAGGTGCAGGTGATGCAGTCACAAATGAATTGCCCGTTGATTATTTATATAGTGATGACATTGCTACAATCTCCACTGATGTTTCAACCATTGCTTTTAAAAAAGGTGCAGCAAGTGATTCAGTTTATTTTGTTGCAGGCTTTGTGAAATAAGGAGATACAATGAGTATTAAAATACAAGCAAATCCAAGTGCGAGTGGTAGCACCCCAACGGGTGGATTGACATACAAAGGTTCATATGATGCATCATTGCAATCACCAAACTTAGATTCATCATTAAAAGGTGACTTTTATATTGTCAGTGATGCAGGATCATTGGATGGTGTAGCCTTAAATGTTGGTGATCACATTGTGTTTAATCAGAATGCATCCTCACCAATCACAAGTGCCATGTTTGATGTTATTGACAACACTGATGCAGTTGCTAGTGTCAATGCATTAACAGGAACTGTTGTTCTTAATTTAAAAACAATCAATGATGTGAACGCTACATTGACACCAAGTGATTCAACTTTCTTAGTTGGTGATGGTTCTCAATGGATAGGTGAAAGTGGTGCAACGGCTCGAACTTCATTAGGACTTGGAACCGTGGCAACACTTGATGTTGGTACAGGTGCAAACCAAGTGGTTCAACTAACCGCCGCTTCCAAGTTGCCTGCCGTTGATGGATCATTATTAACGAACCTACCAGGTGGTGGTGATCTTCTTGCGTCAAACAATCTAAGTGATTTAGACAATGCAGGAACAGCACGAACAAATCTAGGTCTTGCAATTGGGTCTGATGTTCAAGCGTTTGATGCACAACTGACAGACGTTGCAGGACTTACACCCACAGATGGAAATATCATCATTGGTGATGGTTCCAACTTCATAACTGAAAGCGGTGCAACTGCACGAACAAGTCTAGGTCTTGCAATTGGAACAAACGTTCAAGCATTTGACGCACAACTGACAGACATTGCAGGACTCACACCAACTGATTCACATATCATTATAGGTGATGGTTCCAACTTTGTGACTGAAAGTGGTGCAACGGCTCGAACAAGTCTAGGACTTGGAACAGTGGCCACGTTGGATGTTGGAAACGGTGCAAACCAAGTTGTTCAAATGACAGCAGCTGCCAAGTTGCCTGCCGTTGATGGATCACTGTTGACAAACCTACCCGCAAGTACAGACACTCTTGATGATGTAGTTGGACGTGGTGCTACAACAGCTACACCAATTACAGTTGGTGACTTGAAGATCAATAGTGATTCATCAGGATCATCAACAGGTGGATCAATTGCAACCACTGCATCAAACAACAATATCAAACTTGATCCACATGGAAGCGGTGTGCCTGAACTTGTAGGAAATGCTACAAGAGGAAGTGGTCAAGTTAAGTTTAATTGTGAACAGAACACACATGGAATTGTTTTAAAAGGTCCACCTCATTCAGCAGCGGCATCATACACGATGATCTTACCTGATGGCCTTGGTAGTAACGGTCAGGTCTTATCTTTGCAAGATTCATCAACGGGTGAATTGACTTTTGTTTCAAGTGGTGCAGGTGATCTTCTAGCATCAAACAACTTAAGTGATTTGGATAATGCAGGAACAGCCCGCACAAATCTAGGTCTTGTAATTGGAACGAACGTTCAAGCGTTTGATGCACAGTTAACAGATGTTGCAGGACTTACACCCACTGATGGAAACATCATTGTTGGTGATGGATCTAACTTTGTAACTGAAAGTGGTGCAACTGCAAGAACAAGTCTTGGTCTTGCAATTGGGTCTGATGTTCAAGCGTTTGATGCACAGTTAACAGATATTGCAGGATTAACACCAACAGATAGCAACTTCATTGTTGGTGATGGTAGTAATTTTATTTTAGAATCTGGTCTTACTGCAAGAACAAGTCTTGGATGTGGGAGTGCTGCCACTTTTGATGCGGGTGCAAACAGTGCAAATCAACTTGTTCAACTGACAGCAGCTGCCAAACTTCCTGCCGTTGATGGATCATTATTAACGAACTTACCAGGTGGTGGTGATCTTCTAGCATCAAACAACTTGAGTGATTTAGATAATGCAGGAACAGCACGAACGAATCTAGGTCTTGCGATTGGAACAAACGTTCAAGCATTTGACGCACAACTAACAGACGTTGCAGGACTCACACCAACAGATGGAAACATCATCATTGGTGATGGTTCCAACTTTGTGACTGAAAGTGGTGCAACTGCACGAACTTCATTAGGTCTTTCCATTGGTTCTGATGTTCAAGCATTTGATGCACAACTGACAGACATTGCAGGACTCACACCAACTGATTCACATATCATAATTGGTGATGGTTCTAATTTTGTAACTGAATCAGGTGCAACGGCTCGAACAAGTCTAGGTCTTGCGATTGGAACAAACGTTCAAGCGTATGATGCACAACTTGATGACGTGGCAGGACTCACACCAAGTGATGGTGGTTTCATTGTAGGTGATGGATCAAACTTTGTTCTTGAAACATTGGGCACGGCTCGAACTTCACTAGGACTTGGAACGGTCGCAACACTAGACGTTGGAACGGGTGCAAACCAAGTTGTTCAACTGACCGCCGCCGCCAAGTTGCCTGCCGTTGATGGATCACTATTGACCAACTTACCAAGCAGTGGGGGCGGCTTAACATACCAAGCAAGAGACACAACAGCACACAGTCCTTTGACTCCTGTTGCTAACTATCATTATTCAATCAATGCCAACAGTGCAACGATGGTGATTAACTTGCCTGCGTTGAGTTCAGTGACTGATGGTGATCAAATCAGAGTGAAGTTTCAAGCAAGGGGTGACGCCGCTCGTGATGTCACTATAAATCGAAATGGTACAGATTTGATTGATGGTCAAACAAGTGTCACCCTTGATGTTCTTTACTCTTCTGTGACTTTGGTTGCAGGTTCTTCAGAATGGGAGATTGTATGAGTCATAATAAGATTAAAGTTGCAGGTCAAGAACCTGATGCGGGCGGTTCAATTTCAGTTGACATTAATAACTTAAACAATGTCAATATAACATCAATCGCAGATGATCAAGTTTTACAATATGATTCAAGTTCTTCACAATGGAAAAATGAAACTTTAAGCGGATCGACTGCCACTGTTCAATATATTCAAATTGGACAAGGTGAAAGTAACGCATATAGTAACAGCGGCTTAACAACAATTTCAGCAGATGATCAATTTAGACTTTATGATTCAAGTCCACAAAATACAATAGTAGGCGCAACTGTCACAAATTACTCCTCTACAAACTGGATTCAATACGTGACGTTACCCGCGGGGTCTTATCAGATGATAGCACAAACACGAGTTGAGTTTTCTGCAAGCGGTTACTTTGTATATCGACTTGTAAGTGACCCTACTGGGACTCCTGTTGATATAGGACCTTATGCAGTGATTGGTGAAAATGCTGATAACTATGCTCAAGGAGTTTCATCAACATTGCAATCATATTTTACACTTGCTTCAAGCTCTAACGTAGGATTCCAAGTACACGCTGTTTCTAACGTTGATACTGTAGCAAATCAAAGTAACACAGTAAGTGAATTTAGTTATTTATTTATTGAGAAAGTTGCATGATATGTCACATAATAAGATTAAAGTAGGGGGGCAAGATCAGAATGCAAGTGGAGAGATTGATTTAAATCTTGAAAACTTAAGTGACGTTAATGTTTCAACAATTACAAACAATCATGCTTTAGTTTATGATTCAAGTTCTTCACAGTGGAAAAATGAAGCGTTGCCTTTTTTCGCTACAAAGACACTCGCTTACGGATATTACACAAAACAGCAGACGTTTAATACTGGATCATATCAATACAACACGTCCTCAGACTATGAGCGGTGGATGTGGAGAGTCTCACAAGCTACCGTTGCGACTTCTAGTGACGTGACTGCACGAGTAAGCTTTGGAGGGGGCGTCTGGAAAGATATCCTAGAGTTTGATACAGTTGGGAATTATCTTGTAACAATGAGTTTACACGCGGATTCTGGTTCAACAGGAACGGGAGTATGGCGTTTTTATGATGAAACAAACAGTCAGTATGTAGGACCAAAGTTTTTTATGAGTCAAACAAAAGAGAGACAGCCTGTTGCTCTTTGTGTTTTAAATGTTGTTTCTGTAAACCAACAATTTCATTTAAGAATGGAA